GCTCGTCCGTGAGCGTGAAGTTGTACATCTTCTGGTAGTAGTCCTTCGTCATGGCTACGAGGTCAACGTCGGAGAACTGCTCCGGGTACAGGGAGGCGCCGATCCAGTTCGCCACGATCGGGGAATCCGGGTTGGGGGTGAACCAGTTCCACATGCCCAGGCCGGTGGAGTAGACGCGACCGGACTTCACGGAGCTGAGGGTGGACAGGTCCACGCCCTCGACCGAGTTTGTCAGGACGGTGTTCGCGGTCATGTTGGACATTCCCTTGCCGGTGACGAGGAGGACCTGGGGATCCCACGTGAGGACCTGCTCGAAGGTGACGGGCGTGTGCGAGGTGTCGGTGTCGCGCGTGACGTTCGTGTAGTTGAGCGAGTCGGCCCACTCGTTGGTGAACCAGCCGTCCTTGCCGCCCGCGACCGCGAGCTGACCGTCGGCTGCGCCCATGAGCACCATCGTCGAGACCTTCTGGTCCTCGGGGACCTTCGCGGTGCGCGCGCGAGCGTCGGCGACCAGGTCCTTGCCGAGCGCGATCTTGTCGGCCATGTGGCCGTCCTGGTTAAAGACGTCCTCGAGGAGCTCCATCCACTGCGCGTAGGTCTCCGAGGGGTTGCCCAGCGTCGTGAAGCCGACGGCCGGGCTGCCGGCCCTGCGGGGCCTTTCGCCACGTGGCAGGGGTTGGGGCAAAAAAACCGCCCCAACCCTTGCTAAAAGCGTTTTTGGTTTTGCTAGCGTAAAGGGGTATCCAAAAAGATTTATAAAGACGATAAAGCCGTCTTTACAAATCTTTCCGGACGTCCTCCCCTTGACTTGTGTTTAAGTGAGTGTGATTGTTTCATATTGTTATCAATATATTATAAATATAAAAGGTTACAATTAATAAAATAGGAAATGCAAAAATAAAAATTCCTTTTATACCTTTTTTGAAATAAATAACTGTTAAAACAACGCCAAGAAAAAACGCTAGACCAGCATTCATTAATTAACCTTTCCGCCTTGATTTGACATGGCATTATCATTATAACCTTCATACATCAGATTCTGCTGACTCTTGCCCCCCATTGTCAATACTTGCGGCGTTTCGGGCTGTGCCGGTGGTGCTGCCGTTACCGCCGTTTCGGGCTGTTTTGCCTTGTAGGGGTTAAAGGGCAAGCCGTCTTTTATGTAGCTGATACAGGTTTTTTTGTCTATTTCTTTTATTTTTGTGCCTTGGTCTGTATAGCAGTTACACGCT